TAAAAGTTCTTTTGTATTTCCAATTTCATAAATTTGAATGCTAGAATCGTTATCAAATCCGAAAGATTCGTTAACTCTTTTTAATTCAGCATTTTCAAAACCAGGATCTGCAACTAAATCATAAGTGAATAATTGCTTAATTTTAACAGTCCCGTTAGATTCAACTGTACCAGCTGCTCTAGATGAAATTTGTAAAGGAACACCAGCATCAACCAAAGCTTTAGCCTGACGACCAGCTTCAGTATCAAGTAATCTGATTTTACCTTTTACTTGTTTTGTTTCGCTATCATAGGATAATTCTTCAATAACGTGAGATACGTTTTTTAAAGATACATCAAATGTCTGTGGGTGATCTAATTCTCCTAAAAGTTTAGAAGAACCTATTTTAGATTGAAGAGCTTCGATTTGTGGAACATATTCTGACTCAGTATAGATTCTATTATTTCTATTCTTTTTGTCAATTTCTCCAAATATACCTTCAAGGACATAAGCCCCATCACCATCTTGTTTGAATTCTAATTCACTAGAAGATCTTTCTAGGATTAATAGATTGTTTTTTGTATTCATATATTTTAATACTATGTTTGTTTATATATCTTTTGAAGAATAATGATTTTTCATTTTTTCTATATTTCTAAGTCTCCTAGTTCATCTTCTAGGCTTGAGCCTTCTTCTCCTTCTCCACCATCATCTCCACCGGCTTGTTCTTCTTCAGTTTCCTTTTCAGTTTTCTCAGTTTCAACCTCTAAAAAATACTTTAATAGTGTTTGCATATCTTCTTCAGTAAATGCATTATTCCCGTATTCTTTATAAAAATATTCTTTAAATTCTTTCTCTGTTTTACTTGTATTTATTACTCCTATAATTTCAGCAGATTTAATCTTTTCACCTGAATCTAAAAGAATATCATCTACTATTACATCTGAATCGTCTCCGACCTCTAATGCATCCTCTGTTAGATTAGAGTAGTTTTTAAATGTTTGTAAGTGTTTCATTGCTATTTATATATTCTTTTTTCTGGATTACATTGCCATAGGATCAACATCCGGTTCTTCGGCATCAATATTAGCCTGTCTTTGCTTATATGCTTCGTTTGAAACTTTATCATCTGGTGATAATTTTAAGTATCTGTCTACTAAGAATTCCATATCGAAGTAAGGCATTTCTTCCATCGTAACTGGATCAGTTTTCATTAGGGAGTCTTGCATTGTAGATATAAAGTCTAATCTTTTCTCCATGATTTCCATTTGCTTTAATTCAGCAAACATGTTTTCTTCATTAAATTGAATAGCTATTTGAGTTTTAAAACCTGCATCATCTTTGAATTCAGGAAATTTAAGACACATTTGGATGTGAAGCGGTTTTACTAAAATTTCTTGGAAAGAAGAACGTAATCTTTTAATAAATTTAGAAAACTTAATTTCATCTCTAATCATACCATCGGCTGCAAGGTTAAAGTCACCACCACCGTCTTCATACATAAATCTATTGAATGGTATTTTAGAAACCATTTTTAATTTATCATTAAAATATTTAAGTGCTTCTGTATCTGATAATTCTGGACCTTCTCCTCCTAGAGTTTCAATCTCTGGAGATTCACCTTCTTTAGATGGTAACCAGTATTCTTTATTAAACTGAAGCATTGGTTTTCCATTAGTTGCTAATGTAGCTGAATCCCAATCAAAATCTACAACTTCTTTATAGTTACCCATTAATTGTGCAAGAGATTGTTTTGCTCTTGTCTTAGATTTACCACCAACTGGGATGATAAACTTCATTCTATAAGAAGAATTCGTAACTGCCCAGATAACTCTGGTATGTTCCATAATTCTCATTAAGTTAAATGATCTTATAAGTCTTTCTAAGTAACTTACTCTCGAGGCAGTGGTTATTGAAGAATAAGAAAGATAGATGATCTGTGCATCATATAGAACTCTTTCCTTAACTGGATCGTCCTTAAATTGAACCCATACTTTTTTACCGTCATCTTTATTATAACCTGGCATTAATGTAATAGGATCTATTTCTTTAAAACCTATAATCTGATCTTGCTCTGGATTGTAAATTATTTCAAAAGACAAATATCCATCAATTAGGAATTTTCTAAAGAAATACCATGCAGATTGATCAGAATTAAACCCAAAATATTGGTATAAATCTCTATACGATTTATTTAAGTATTTAGTAACTTCTTCTGAAACATCCATTCCAATAAGTTCTGGATTTCCAATAAAGTTCTTATTGTCATATACGATAGATTCATCACATAAGATATCTAATATATCTTCTATTTCATCATGAGTGGAAAATCTTCTTAATTCGTCTCTTTTACCTTCATAACCCTGGTCAAAGAAAGGAATATTTTTTCTCATTGTTGTGTCCGCCATCGATAATGCAGCAAATGCTCCATACATATTATCGTCGTCTAGACCCATTTGATTCATTTGGCCGTAACCAAATTCGTCTTCTACGGGACCTATTGCCTGAGATTGTCTTAAGACTAAATCATCGTAATACATTCCGAAAGACGAGAGTCTTTTTAATGTATCACTTAAAGTGAATGATCTTTTACCAGTACTTAATGGTCCGTTTCTTTCTATAAATCCTGCCATGTGTTAAAATTACAATTGTATTATACTTCTCTTTATATATTCTTTTTTCTACGATGATCTTCAAATAATTTAATAAGCTGCTCTTTATTAATTCCCTGTAAGGAATTAAAGTCGATAATTGCCATTTTACACCAATCCTTATATGCAACTACAGCTTGATTAGATTTACCAGTTTTCTTATACCTTCTTATTGCAAAATCATATCCGGATTTCTCTAAATACTTTTTTGCACCTATATATGAAAATTTAGGTAATCCTCTCTGTGCATCTGCACTTTTTGTTTTAGATGCTGCTTTTATTATCGCAGAATACTTTTCATATACTTCGTCTAAAAAATCTTCTCTGATGTTAGGAGGAAGTATTGTTATATTTACTCCTATATCATCTCCGTTATAAGGATCTAATGCAAGAACTACTGGCTTATCATCAAACCACATTAAATTTTCTGAGACTGGTTTATAATTAAATACATATAATTTACCTGGTATAAACCTGCTCCTAGTAGACCCTACTGCCTTTTCTTTTCTATCTTTAAGACCACTTTCAAACCAGGCTATCGATTCTTTAGAAGCCTTAGCCCTTCCTTTGCCCTTTATTAATTTCTTTATTTCTTCTTTAATGTAGCCCATTGATTATAGTTTCTTCCGTTAGAACTATGAAGTTCCAATTTCTTTGAGAGCAGAATTCTTTAGCTGCATTATATTTATCCATATTTTTAACATATTGCTCTGCTAAAAATTTATATGACTTAAGAGCCTTCTTAGAATTTACTTTAGGAGGCTCTGGTTTTTGTATCTGTTGCTTTGGTTTGATTTCTACTAGATATTCTTTAGCAGTTTCATCAGGCTGAATTGCCTTAAAATAAAAATCAGGGTAATATTTTCTTTTGGTAGAATCTTGTCTAGACCAATATGGTATTTCAACAGGTTCACTTGACCACATACTTACCTTTTCATTTTTGTCACACCACATCATAAACTTACGTTCCCAAGAGCTTCTATATATGATAGGAGTAGGTCCTGCATATTTAGAAGGATTATTAGGTTTATAATAACCTTGATTGAATCCTGAATTTTTAGTTGGTTTGACATTCTTTATTGACATTAGATGCTATAAATTCCTGTTTGATTTTCAGAGTTGCCTGATCCTTTGTCTATAGATAGAGTTCCTTTGTATTTTTGAGGATGAATCTTATTCCATCCTTTGGCATATCCTCTCTTTGCTATCTCTGTGAAATAAGCAAATGCATTTGGATATTTAGGATTGAAGTTTCTCCAATATTTTAAAAGGTCTAATATAGCAAATTGTAGACAATCGTTCCTATCATCTTCACTAACATACCTCATTCTATTGATCGCCTTTTCTGCCAAGAGAATTAGCATTTTTTCAGCATCTCTTGTTAATTTATCCTGTTCTTTTGAAAGGACCATTTGATCAAAGAGGTCTCTGTTATTTAAATAGTTTTTTGATTTTCTTCTTTTAGCCACAGTGTTGTTGGTTTATTTATAGAGATTATACTCAAAAATGTTAAAAAGTTTATTAACCTAAAAAAGGGACCAATGGTCCCTTCTCTATTTTACGATGATACGTCTTATGCGTTTAAAGCTTCAATCTTATCTTCCCATACTTTAATCTCTGAATTAATTAAAGCATCAGCGGCTTTAATTTCTTCAATTGATTTATCAGCTTCAGCTAATAAATCTCTTTGATCTTTTAAGAAAGAAATCATTTCTTCAAACTTTGAAATTTCTTCAGATTTCTTAGCAAGTTCTAAAGTTTCTCCTTCTAGCATTTCAATTACTACACCTGAAGCGTCTTCTGAAGTTTCTGCTTTAATATAAGATACTGCTTCATTAGCGGTAGCTGAAAAGAATTTATTTAATTTGGTGTCTTTGTTGAATCTTGAAATAAATAGATTTTCATCTAATTTAAATAAATCAACAGTGACACCTCCCTTCTTATACGTGGTAGCGAAGTCTAAATACATGAAATTTTCTACAATAGTAGAAAGGCTTTCAAATAATTCAGCTTTATTTTTGTTTTCATATCTAACTAGTCCGCTGGCTAATACGTATGTTGAAAATGATTCATTAATTTCAGATGTTCCATTGTAGAACTTTCCTTCTTCAATGTTGTAAATAAATTTTGAACCTTTGTTATACCATTTAATATCGTTTCCTACTATATCGAAATTTTCAAAAGCCGTGATTGCGTTTAAAAATTCTTTATTAGTTGGTCTTTCGATAATTTCAATGTTGTTTTCTTTTATTTCGTAAGCTCTATTATTTAAATAGAATTGAACGTTTTCTTCAATTTTTACGAAAGGTGCTAACATGTTTGTCATTTTGTTATTCGTTTAATTTTATTGTTTAACTATATATCTGTATTGTTTTCATCAATTATATTAGGATCGTCAGGTTGTGCCTGTATTTGCTCATCCTTTGCTTCTCCTTTATTAGATGTAATTGATTTTTGTTTTATTTCAAACATTCTATTTCCTGCATGTACTTCTGTTTCAAATTCAAACGAAGGAATAAATGAGTTTACTTCTATTGGGAATGTTATTTTATAATTTTCTTTGTCGTCAAATCCAAAGTCTATTGGATTTTCTTGACCATAATCCTCGGGTAAAGAATAGTACGAAGATAATCTGTATGTTGCCTCGTCTAAATGACCTACCTCTACGTTAAAATAATTTGACTTATATAATCTTTTGATAATCATTTCAGTGATCTTAAATGAATCAAGACTAGAAGATACTAATATCTCTATATCAAAACTAACTGTTACTGGAATCATTTCAACCTCAGCAGAAAAAGCTTGTAAAGATCCATCTTTATCTAGTTTAGAATAATTTCCCATTATTCTTTTATTAACTAGTTTAGAGGATTCTATTGCCATTGAAGTTATTCTAGCTACTCCCCTTGGAATTGCATCATAATTTCCATCTGCGAACCCAGGATCAGGATAGCAATCTTCTCCGCTTGGTGTAGTAAATAAGAAAGTATCTCTTAGAAATTGATCATCTCCCGTAACTGAATAATAGAAAGGAACATCAATTATTTTTCTTTCACTCTCACTAGACTGTCTATAAAAATATACTTTATTATTTAAGTCTGCTATTAGGCCAATTATTATGTGCCTAACAACTGAATCATCTGAATTATATTTAAGATTATATGTAGCCATCTATTATAGGTATCTTGTCGCTGCTCTTTGCCAATTTGGTAAACCGGACATTTTTAAACCAGCTGCTTTAACGAATGTTCTCATAGAGATATCGTTTGCATTTTTCATAAATTCGTAGATTTCTTCCTTTTCTTTAAGTGGCATCTCAGTAGGTTCTAAATGAGGTAATAACCTTTCCATTCTTTCCATTAAAGTTGCATCGTCAGGATTTACATCTACTAAAATAGATCTAGATCTAATAGCTCCATCTGGATCTGCCTTTTCTTTTGCTAAATTAGAAATAAAGATTACTCTTCCTGCAAATTCAAATGAGTTAGGAACAATTCCGCTTTCTTCTAAATTAAATGCTTCTTCAGGACTCACGTCTTTAGGATCGTATACTGCTTTAGTCTTTTTTAAATAAGAGATTTTTCTTACTTTCTTTGTATCTAATGCCGCTTTCATTAAGTTTCTACCGTTTTCATCTCTAAATACTGCATCACAGTCATCAAAGATTAATGTCTTATTTCTATATTGATAGAATTTCTTATACATCATAATAACAGATGCTGCACCTGAAACCATAACGTAATCTTCTTCGTCAACAAGACCTTCATCTTTCATTGCTCTTTCTACATTATATGTTTTACCAGTACCTGCTCTACCCGAAATAAATAAGGAATTAAATGCACCTGCAGCCACTCTTCTAGATATTTCATAAATATCTTCCATTGTTTCTTCAAGATATTTAACCTTATCATTAAGTGTCATATCATTTTGTGTTTCAGCAGCAGTAGGCTTTATTGCAACCTGTTGTCCTTTCTTAATATTCATGATTGAAGAATAAGGAACTTCTAATTCGTCTGCTATTTTATTAACGGCCATTCCAGCTGCTAATTTAGCCTCGATCATTTTAATTTCTTCTTTAGAGAATGCTCTTTTAGTTCTTCTTTCTAATAACATTGACTCCTGTATAGATGCAACGTATTTTTTATCCATTAATCTAACGAATTCTCCAACTAATTTAACGATTGGGAATGTTTCAGATGAAATAGAAAAATCAGATTTAGCGTTTGCTGCATCTGAGAAATAGATTATAGAACCCACAATACCAGGGTTTTTTGCCGCAGCGGCAGTTACCATAAATGCCTCTGTACCTTTACTCGAGTAAAACATTACTCCAGAACCCATATCTGTTATCATTTCAAATGGAAACTTTTTAAAGTCCTTCTTTGTTTTCTTATTTACAAATCTTGCGATTATTGTAGCTGCTTTATTTAGAGAAGGATTTACAAGTTCGATTGAACCTGTTTTCATAGCCTCATTTAAATACTGATCGTATTTTAAGATTTTGTTATTCATGTTTAAGTGAAATCTTTTTATTTGGTTTATATATCTTTATTCTATAACCTCTATATCGAGTTTAGAGAATCCATTTTCTCTATATATTTGTATCTTTTTATCAAATAATTCATGTGGAAGAACGGTGTGATTAATTACGAAAGTATTAATCTTACTATCTTTAATAACCTGTGATAGAATTTTAAGAATGTTGTGAACTCCATCTGCATCTACTGAAGATAATAACTCATCTAAGAATAAAAGATTTAATTGTGGAAATCTTAATTTAAGTATTTTAATGATAGCTATGATTATAATAAAGTCTGCTTTCTTTCTTTCACCTGTTGATAGTGTAAGTGGATTAATCTCTTCTCCTAAATGATTAATAAGACAATTAAACTTTTCATCAAACCTTATATGAAAGGGTAGGTGCATCGTTTGGCCCATCGCCGCTATGTTAGCATTAAGACCCGGTAGAATAGTTTGTATC